TTTTAAAGATGAACTGGATCAAAGGGTTAGAAGCTGAAAGCATCCCACCCAAAGTGAAGATGTTGCCGACATCACGGAACGGGTTGAACGAGTCAACATTCATGGCAAGCCACTTGTCTTTGTTGTCGACATCAGGCACACCGAGCAGACGCCGGAAAATCTGTGGGTAACGGGACTGCCAGTCCTCGATTTCTGCACGAGTGAAAGCGTTGATGACAGCGACACGCAGAGGATGGTCAAACGGGTACTTGATTGCGGCACGAATGATGTGCGACATGAACGAATAAAACGGGAACACAGCACGCAAAATGCCCCGCTCAACCGGAAGCATCTGCGACCAATCCATCAGCCAGTCCTGTGTCTGACGGAGGGCATACTCTGAAGCTTTCGCTTCGATCTGGTCGGCATCCCAAACGTTTTCGTCGCTGAGACGCTTGAACTCCTTGTCGTAGAAGGCCTCAAAGTTGGCGCGTCGGAACACATCGTCAAACCAAGAGTTGAGTGCAAGCGACCCGCCTGTCATGCGGCCGTAGGCGCTGCGTGCAGCGTCAAGACCCTTAGACTGTTGCACCTCATCAATGATTCTGTTGCCCGTCTTGAAACGTGCAATGGAATTCTGGATTGCGGCGCGACCCTTCTTGGCCGAGATCTTGATCGTCATGTTCTCGATGGCGCCAAGCACACCTTGGAATCCAACCCGCTGCATCTGCGGCGAAAAATCCTGTTCAAGGCCACGAAGAGACTGCTCAACACCTCCGCTTGCATCATCGGCGCCCTTGATTTGACGCTTGAAGTTGCCCCACCCACCCATGTTGTTCCACTCGTCAGCGAGCTTCAGGAACGCCTGAGGATTCGTCAAGCCCGTGATGAGCGAGTTCGACATGATGTTGTTCCAATGCCAAGCAGGCGCAAACAACAGAACCGAAACACGAAAAGTGTCTGTGATGGGTTCAAAGAGCTGCTGAAAGAAGGATGTCGAGTCGGTGAACGACTGTGTAATTACAGACTCAACCTCCCTTGGCAGCCACACCTGCGACTGCAAGTTGGAGGTAGGCGAATCCGGCATGGTCGGCCACAGCTTCTGCGGGTTGAACTGGACGAAACGAGCCTTGCGTCTGTTCGCTCCACGGCCCATCGCATCGTTCACATACTCGCGGATGTAATCGGACCTGAGTGCTTCAGGAACACGCGCAGCCTTGGAACGGGCTTCGGCCTGCAGCATGTTGACAAGCTCGTCGCCTGACATGCCAAACTTCTGCACTTCGTTCGTGATGTACGGAACAGCCAAACGAGAGAAATAGTCTTGAAGGGACGCGTATGAAATGTTCACGCCAATACTGTGATTCTGCGGCGCATAATCGAAGGTTCTGCGTTTGGCGTAATCAGGCTGGAAGTAGGTCATACGGACGGAAGTGGAGTCCACGCTGGCGGCCTTCTCCATTGCTACGCCCGGCAGCCAACTAGGCTTGTAGCCGTCATTCGCCATGCTGTAGAGAGTCTCGTTGATCTGACGTTGAAGCCGAGCAACTTCAGCCGGTTCAATCAGAGAGCGCAGATTCTGTCGTTCGAGGTCGTCGCTGAAGAACTTGACAAAGTTCGGAGTATCAGGCGTGGCGTAACGCAGCAGGTAGAAATCGTCACCCATCTGCTGACGCAGCAGCCGGGTGACACGAACCCTTTCTGCTGGCGCAAGATCCCGTGACTGCTGGTAAGCCTCACGAAATACCTGAAAGTTTGGATCGTTCGCCATTGCGGCGGCTCGATCAAGGTTCTCCTTGGCGCGAGTGTAGAACAGGCGCGAACCCGTTCGCATTTCAGTCGCTGGACGGATCATGATCGACTGAGTATTGCGAACCTTCTGCGCATTTCTCGCGTCGTCAAGGCGCGAGGCAATTGCAGTTGCATCCTTGGGGGCCATGCGAAGCTGCGACACAGACATGCGGCCCCACGACGGCATGTATGATCCGTCAAGATGTCCGTCGATGGCGCGCTCCAGTTCGATGAACTGGTCGACAGCCGCCTTCGCTGCAGCGGGAATCGGCAAGCCAGCTTTGCTGGCGTCGATGGCACCCGGAAACTGTGCTTCAACTGAAGCGCGAACCCGAGCCATCGGCTTCTGAAGTCCGTTCTGAACCCTGAGTCGAGCCTTGTCGAGCGAAGCGTCGGCCTTCTCCAAACGCTTTACCTCGTCGAGAGTGTAGACATTTCCGTCTCCGGCATAGCGGCGAACAAACGCGTCACGCGCCATTGGCCGGTCCAGTCGTGCCGGACCGAGAATTTCTCCTCGCAGCAACTCAACAGACGTTTTTACCTGATCGAAAAAAGGTTCAACCTCTGGACGGAGAAAGTCTCTGGCCTCATCCGGTGTACGAATCTTGTACCCAGCTTGATCGCTAAAGGAGTCAGGATCGTCGAACGCCCGAGACAGCTCATCCCACGCCGCGTTTCTCTGGTCGGTATCAGGGAAAGCAGCCGTGAAATCCTCTTCAAGCTTGGCCCCAGCAACAAAGGCGTCGCGCTGTCGGGCCTCGGAAATCTCATTGGCTTCACCCCGCGCGATAGTTGAGCGAACGTCGCGAACGCGCTGCGAGAACTGAAGCGCCTTCTGCCCGGCATTTGTGCGCGCCATGCTCCTGCGCCAAGCGCGATCCACGAGGGCTGAACCCTCGTCGCCCACCTCGATTGTCTGCGAGAGAATCGTCGGGATTTCCCTCATCCGCAAACCGGCAGCACGCGCAGCAGTCAAACCGATACGGTCACCCACAGGCAAAGGTGTCGTGTTCTGCTTCAAGAAGTTTTCAATTGCCCGAGCAGAAGAAAGTGTCCCGTACTGGCGTGCCGCCGGAACATCGGCCACAGTCAAAGTGGTTTCAGGAATAGGGATGTCACCGGGAAGTCTTGCCAGCGACTGACGACCCAAAGCTTTGACACCCGATGTCGCGAAAGGCAGAACATCCAACGCTGTTGAAACAGGTCGGATCGCCAATTCAGAAATGGGTGCGCCACCCGGAAGAACAGCAGAAGCTGTAAAAGCACCGGGCAACAATCTGATAATGGGCATCTCAAAGATGTCGCCAAGACCTTCAACGTCCTGAACTGGCGCGTTACCAATAGCGCCCACTTCATTCAGAAGGGCCATCGGCAACTGTGGGATACCCTTGACGAGATCGGTGATGTCGTCGGTGATGTTCTTCCAGACGGCGGTGGGGTCACGCTCTGGAATCGGGGTTACAGGCTGACGAGTTGCGGCAGCCTGAATCGCCCGCTGTGTTTGCGAAGCGGTAAGCGGACGTTTACCGGCAGCAACCCTTCGCTCATCAATCGAGCGAAGGGTTTCCTGCTCGGGACTCCCCTGCGGAACTTCGCCCCATTTATTTACGAATGATTGGAGAGGATCCTCCGATGATGCCATGACACCGACTACATCCCCATCGCAATGTTAGACAGGTTGTTGGCATCAAGCATCCCGCCGAGATTCCCACCGTTGTCAATGGTGTTTGCCGCAGCCTGCGAATACATTGCCATCGGAGTTGAAGCGAGCGAGTTGATCGCAGCAGCCCGATACGGCCCTTCCATGTTCTGAACCAGAGGCATCAACTGTTCGTTTGACGAACGAGACAGCGAGTTGATGACGTCGACATTGAAGGGGTTCTGGACTGCCGGAGTTCCGAGAACGCCACCAATCTCGCCGTAGGCGCCAGAAATAGCGGCCTGCACCGTCTCGTTATCGCCCATCCTTTGAGCGCGACCAGCAGTCAAACGCAAACGTCCGATGATCTGGTTGGTGAGCTTCGGATCTGTGCCAGACATGGCGGCTTCGCTGCGGATGTTTGCGATTGCCTCTTCAAGGCTTTCCTGATTCTGCGGCCCGCCACCAAGAACGTAGCTGCCGAGACTGATGAGGCCACCGACGGGGGCGGCAACAAGCGCACCGGGACCACCGCTCGCCAAACCGCCAGCAACACCACCAGCAACAGCGCCACGCCCGACAGCCTTGAGTGCGCCGCCAAGGTAGCTGTCCGAGTAGGGGGTCGGGTCAAGCTCCTGAAAGATCTTGCCGGTTACCTGATCGGCGAGAAGACCGCCAACTGCCGGAAGACCAAATCTGACTGCGCTGCCAAGCCCCTTGGGGAGCCTTGCAGCGAGTCGACCAGCGGGACCATCCTCGGGCATGAAATCGTCAGCGAGATCTCCAATGCTTCTTGGAGCGGCGTTTCTCTGAGCAAGAAGACGGTCCCTCTCAGCAATCGCCTCCGCCTCAGGTAGAACCTTGAAACCCATAGGCTTGCTGGAAGTTCCAGCAGCGGAATCTGCAGCACCAGCGTTAGCACCAGCGTTAGCACCAGCGTTAGCACCAGCAACCGGAGGACGCCCAAACAGCCCACTCGTTGTGGTGGGCTGGCCATTTGCCTTCACGGACCTGACGCCCCTGCCTCCAGATGCCTGCCCAGATGCCTGGCCGGAATCCCCACCAGAAGGCTTGCCGAACAGCCCACCAGACTGCTTCGGCGTACCTGTGCCAGTCGCATTGCCGGGCTTGGCGCCAAGCCTCTTCAACTGTGCTTCACTTGCAGGAGCATCAGGGTTTTTGCCTCGGAAAGGCTTAACCGTGTGGTTCGGATCAGCCTTCTTCAGCTCAGCTTGAATTCGATCATGCGCCTGCTTGGCCGTCAGATTTTCTGCATTCCCAGCAGAAGCTGCAGACCCCTTAGGCGCCGCCTCTGCTGAATTCGAAATCCCAAGCTTCTTCAACTGTGCTTGACTTGCAGGACCATCAGGGTCATTGCCTCGGAAAGGCTTGGTAACATGATTCGGGTCGGACTTCTTGAGCATCTCCTGAATGCGGTCATGTGCCTGCTTGGCCGTTAGCTGCTGCTGGGTCTTATCCGCTTTTGCCTTGATCGGATCCGCCGGGGTTCCCACATTGCGAGGAGCCTTCTTTCCGGCTTCTGATGCAGCCGCTGTACCCTTTACGGTGCCGCTTCCGGCACCCATTGATTCAAGCTTCTTAACCTGCCCATCAGTTGCAGGACCATTAGGGTTCTTACCCCTAAAAGGCTTCTCTTCGTAGTTGGGATCAGCCTTCTTCAACGCAGCCTGAATGCGATCATGTGCCTGCTTGGCTGTCAGATCCTTTGTCGAAACGGAGGTTCCACCAACGGGCTTTGCGGCCTTGCCTTCAGGGGTTCCAGACGCACGGCGAACCTGCTCGCGCTGCCGATCCGTGGCCTCGCCACCGCGTGCGGCGATGCGCTGCACATCAGATGAACCAGCCGGTGCCTTGTTTCCCTTTGCGATGATCTCGTCAGAAATTTCCGGGCGAGCGGCAGATTCACTTACGCCACGCCGAAAGTCCTTGGCGCTGATTCGCCCCTGAGAACGAAGCTCCTTGAGCTTCTCATTGCGAGCGTCAACTTCAGGGTTTCCCGACCGCTTGACCGTAGTCGGGTTGCGCTTACCGGGACGACGCGTCTGAGTTCTGGCCTGAGGGCCGTCACTCACAACCTTTGTCCGCTTGCTGCCAGTAGGGGTCGACTTGGCGCGCTGATTTTGCCTCCCCTTGCGCCCCTTCTGTCCTCCAGTTGCGCCAGCTCCAGCACCCTTGGTGCCGAGATTTCCTTCAGCCTTTGCCTGTGCCCGGCGCTGCGCCCGGTTGCCTGCTGGCGCTTCGGCCTTTGCCGCATCGGCCCTCTTCGCATTGGCGTTGGCGAGGCGCTGGCGAGCAGCACCAGATGCTCCGCCCTGCTGGGTCTGCCGCTGTCGAGGGGGAGGCCCCTCCTTCTTGTTCCTGCTGTTCTTCTCGTTGAAGTTATCAACTTGCTGCTGGGCGCGCATGCGAAAAGACTCGCCAGCCATTTCGCGAGTTCGCTTGGCTGCACGACCTGCAGACTGCGCCTGCTCTGCCTTAGTGGGCTTGGCCTTAGGCTTGTTCTCAGCCTTGTTCTCAGCCTTGGGCTGGGTCTTGGGCTCTTGCTTTGCCTCTCCTGCAGATTGAGCGCCCTTCTTTCCAGTTTCCTTGACTTCGCCCAACTTCTCATTGACTTCTACAACCGAGTATTTGTATTGCTTTGCAGCCTCCGAGCGAGCAGCAAACGCCTTGTTTTCCCAGGACCTTGGCAGGGGGCCTTCATAGTTCCTTTGGGCATCCTTCCAACCAGCCCAAGCCAATGCCGCTGATCCAGCGTTCTTGGCATTTCTGATCTGGCTAATGACCTCATTGAGCCTTGCTGCTGACGTTGCCATTTCAGAATCCTATCTCAACTTTGTCTCAGTAATTGCCGCCGAACCGGCTAGGGGTTCCTCCACCTGAGAAATTAGCGCCGGGGGCCATTTCGGTCGTTCCTTCTGGCTTGCCACCAAGAGAAGCCTGACGCTCAAGCCAGTCATTACGGGCCTTTTCGATAAACGATTGCTGTGCTGATCTCGTGAACTCAAGAGCCCGCTGGTTGGCTTCCTGATTTGCAGCGAACTGATTTTCAAACATCTTGAAAAGAAGCTGATTCTGTTCGCTCTTCAAATCCTTTTCAGACAGCTTGATTCCCAGACTTGCGGCGTTCTGCTCAATCCGGTTTCTTGCGACCCCAGTCAGATAGTCGATGTAATCGTTGTTGAGGCCGATCCTCTTGAGTGCCGTTCCGACATCAAGCTGCCTCTTGGATTCACGGGTTCCAGCTTGTTCCGACTCCACATTTCGACGGAGGTCGTCGATCTGCTTCATCAACCCGCCCTCTTCGCGTTCCGCACCAACACGTGTTTCGGTTTCGCGTCGACCGATCCGGTCGAGAGTTTCGTCGAGGATCGACTGCTGGGTTTCAGTATCCTGCGTAAGACCAAGTGAACGTGAAGCACCGCGAGCTGACGCGTCAAACCCAAGGTTTCTCACGTTTTCTGTGAACACGCGACCGGCTTCAGCTCGGTCGGTTCCATATCCGCCAAGCTGATTCTGCAGAAGCTGTCGCACAAAGTTGATTTGGTCGACGTTGTATCGAGTGTCGGCACCTGCCTGTCGGATGTAACGGCCAAGCTGTTCGTCGGCGAAACGTGATCGTGCAGCAGCGTCCTGTTGTTCGATCCCAAATGTTTGCTGGGCGTTGAGGAACGTGCCACGGCTCTGCCGGTTGGCCAGATTGCGGATCTGGGTGTCGGCGGCATACCCGACCCTGTCCCTGTTGAACTGGTTGCGTGCGGTGTCAAGCTGGCCTTGAAGGCCAGCGTTTTGCGCCGTCCAACCGGCACGAGATGCAGCTTGGGTCATTGTCTGCATCTTTTTAAAAGTGCCGAGAGTGTCGAACGTCGGCGGCTTGAATGTGCTGGGGCCGAATGTGCCGTCGTCGTTTGCGTCACGCTGCAAAGGCTTGTCGGGTCCGAACGCACCACCGGGGGTGAAAGGCCAAGGCATCAGTACCATCCCCCATAGAGATCGTTGTATTCATTTGGGGCGTAAAAAGCGTCGACACCCATAGGTTCGTTTTCGTCGACAAGAACAGAAAACATCTTCTTGAACTGTGCGATGTGCTCGTTGAACTGGGCCTTTGCCGCCTGCCAGTCCTGATCCCTGTCCTTCATCTTTGCCCTGTATTCGGCATAGTCAAGGATGAGGTGTTCCCAGCCGTCTGGGATGAGAATGTTTGAACCGTCTGAGACTGGTTCGGGTGGCCTCTGGTAGTACCAAACGCGCAGAACGCCAGCATTTGTTGGGCGGGGGTACAGGATCACCCGGAACGTGCTGGTGCCTTGGTAGCCCCATGTGGCGTACAGGCGTGGGATTCCGGTGATGCTCTGCTGGCCGGTGCCGCGAATCGAGTCAAGATTGTTGATGCTCCGGTACTCAAGTGGATACACCTGAGCGGTCGTGAAGGACGGCGAACCGGATGTTTCGTTGATCCACTCAACCCGATGAATCCGAATCGTGTCAGCAGGCGGGAAAACAACATATTGGTTTGCCAGCACGGAAATGTCGGCTTGCGTGGGGAGACACTCGGTGAGCATCGCAACCTCGATTGCACCCTCGTAAATCCAAGTGTTCAGCTCGGCGTCCGTCCACGAGTATGCGGTCGACTCCCCGAGGCGCTCTCGCAGCCTATTGCGGTATGTAAGGCGCGAGAGCGGCATGTCAGACCAATCGTGGGGCGGGTGGATGTTCTAGGGCACGAATCCAGAAGTAGTCGAACTGATTGTATCTGAGGTTCCCGGTTCCAGCGATGCGTTCCGCGTAAATGGTGATCTCATAATTGCCGGCTCGCAGGGGGCCAGCATCCGAAATGTTGTACGGAACTTCAGTAATTTCGCCAGTCGTCATAGAGTGCCCCATGTGAACTCCGGTTCCGGTAATAAGCCGCAACCAAGAAACACCAATAAAGATCGGATCAGGGGAGATAAAGCCACTCTCGACTTTTGCAAAGAAATTGAATACAGAGTCGGTAGTTTCGGTCTGAAACGACGAATGGAAATCAATTGTCAGAGCGGTCCAGTCGTGCTCCTTGACAATCTTCAACTTTCCAGCAGAACCAGCAAGATCTGTGATTCTGGTCTGGGTGACGCAAGGGTTATTGAAATTAAATGACGACGGATAGTTCAGGGTCCAAGGGACGTAAGAGGGGCGCTGATTTAGCAGCCTCTCGATTTCAATGAAATTGGCCTGATTCTCCTGATCGTTCTGCGGCATCCGGTGAGGCAGACGAGCAATCTCCTGATCGTGAATCACGATCCCGGCACCTGAACGTCGTCACGCCAACCAATGGAAAGACGATGCATCTTGCAAACCCCCCCGTTTGCCTCAACACGAATCTGGATGTTCGTGCCAGTCACATCAAAGTTGAATGACAGGGTCTTCGGGTAGGCAGAAGAGAACGTCCCGCCACCCACGAACTTGGCCTGCTGCTGCGCATTGTCCTTGATGACATACACCTGCACATCAGCAGTCCCCTGAAGCACAATGTCGATCTCCCGAACATTGATCGCACGATTACGGGAAATGGTGATCGGCTGAGACTTCCACGACCAGCTTGTCGAATACTGATCCGGGTCAATTCGCACACCGCTAAACAGGTCGCGACCTGCAGCCTCGACAGTAGAACCAAGAATGGTGCCCCGTGTAGAAGTCGAAAAATGACCAAGTCGCGAAGTTTCAGACGGGTTGCTACGAAGCCGCCACCACGAATTCGTGCGGAAATCGTAAACAAATTCGTTTGGCACATACAGGTACGGATGACGGTAAGCCATCGAACCCATAGGCTTGAATTCGCGCCAAGAGTCAAAAGCGGGCACGTTCCAAAAATTGCCTTCCAACTGAGTGGAAAGTTCCTGAGAGGTGTCGGATCCATTCCACAGAAAAATCCCGGACTTCGACCCGTAGACAACACCCTGATTGGTGGCAACCGGCTTCGGTGTCCGACCGTAAGTCGACTCGACACCGGGAAGGTTGATGATCGACGGGTTCCTCAAATCGCCATTAATGGCAATAGCGCCACGGTTTGCGCTAACAAGAAACAACTGGTTTGCGTTCATCGAAACCATCGCATTGATGGGCCCGATGCCCTCATCAGTCAAACCAACAATGTTTGTTCCGGCGCTCGTTCCCGTGTCCCACGCAGAGGTAAACGAACCAAAGTTGGAAAAATGAAGCTGCTGATTGTTGTAGGTCCAAAGATTTACATCTTGGCCCATACGAGTAAAACCGCCACTCACATCAAAATTTGATGTGTAAGAGGCTCGACCGGTGTCGACGGTGGGGGCAGCAAGCGCAACAATTCTGCCTCCATGTGTTACAGCAGAATGAATTGTTAGGTTGCCGCCATCAAGAGCAAAGGTTTCGTTCACCCAATTTTCGTGAGTTCGAGGCGAAACCTCCGGGTTCGGAGAGAAAAGAAACCCTTTGCCGTTTGCGAGACGCAGAGCGGCACCGCCTGTTCCCGTCCCAGTCAAAATCGTGCTCACGCCCGGATCGTATGGTGCGCCATCGTAAGCTGCATAAAAGATCGGGAAACCGATCTTCTGCATGTCTTGAGAATTTGAAGGAACAAACAGGGCTGCTCCCACGCAATCGTGTCCGCCAACCTGATTGGCGGTCGGCATGACCGCACCAATGTTCCTCGGATAACAGTTGACACCCGTTTCCGTGCCAACAACATTCGGGTCAACATTGATTGTCGCCGCATCCCACCTGTGCCGAATGAAATGAGAAACAGGAAGAGTTGCGTTCAACCCGCTTGTAGCGTCAGTTACCGGAAGGTAATAACTGAACGCTGAAATCGAGATGTCATGGTAGGTCCAAGCGTTCGCTGGCCCCTGAAACCGGACCGCACCAACAGGATCAAAGTCGCTGAACGCGTTTCCCTGAGCGGGAAGAAAACAGAAGTCGTTCAGGAAGAAGCGTTCCGGCTCAGACCCGGTCGCACTAATTGCCGCTTCAACGGTGCCTATTGAACGACCGTTCATTCCCCAAAAATTGTTTGCAACAATCTTGGGGCCGGGAAACAACCCGCCGGATGGGCCAGCGACACAACCATAAGTCTGGTCGATTGTCGCCGACCCATCCGGAGCAGCGGTCATCCCCCCGTCCAAGTCTTTGACGATGCCCGGCGAGAAATCCGAAATGTCTAGGTACTGGAGTTCTCTCGGTCCGGCCATGTCGTCAAAATCCTGAGTTCGTCTTCAAGAGATCGTACCTCGGCGCGAAGCAAAAGGATGTCGCCGTGAAGCGGAAGAGCTGCCGCCTCACCAAGAAATTCCATTTCCTTCACCGTTTTCGCATCACGGTTCTGAATGAAAGTCAGAACCTTGTCACGGTGCGCCTGATGTTCAAGCGTTGCTAGATCGCGGCGCAAACCGCGAAGTTCATCGACGAGTTGACTTGCGCGGTCCACCCGTGTCCTCTGGGATCTCGTCGATACTCGTAACAGACTTCTCGTTGGGCGAAGTCTCAGTAACAACAAACGGGGTGTTTTCCTCGATGTTCGCCGTGAGCTGACTGATGGTCCGCTCAAGCTCAGAGATTCGGACCTTCAAATCCGAATTAGAGAAACCAGTTTGGAAGTCAACAGGAGAGTCGATCGGCATTTCGGAAAGCATGGTGATCTTCTCACCACCCATCGTCTGGACAAGAATCTTGGGGCGCATCTCCTGCCACTCTTCCTCGGTCACAGACTGAGGAAGGATCACACCAGAAGCCTGCATGACACGATGACGGTCATATCGACGGTGGTCAAAGGCCTCGGTGTTACGAAGACCGGGATCTCCAAGCAGGTGGCAGGCAATCTTCCACGGCCAATAAACCGTCGCCCCAGCGGCAATCTTCCAGACTGCCCCATCAAACTCTGTTTGCTGATCTCGCGTGTCCTCAGAGATCAGACACACCGGCTCTTCTGGCTCCATGATTCCTCCTTGTCGGAATGTGAAGACAGCGTATCAGAATAGACAAGGTCCCCGGTGGAGGAAACCGGGGACCTTGTCCAGCTCATGGATTGTGACGGAGCTTAAATCAGGTGAACGCAACCAGAACGCCGGTGACACCAGAACCGAACAGGTTAGCGATCGAGCCGCCAAGAGCCTGACCGACGGTGAACGAAGCGGAACCGCGAGCATTGAAAGTGGTCGTCTGCGACACGGCCGTGCCCGTGCTCGTACCCGACGTAACCGTGACATAGTCGTCGGCGGTGACGCTGGCAGAACACTTCACATAGGCGACATCACGGGCAATCGTGACAGGCTCGCCGACGGCCCCACCCTTAATGACAGCCCCAACAAACTTGACGCCGTTGGTGAGGCCCTCGTCTGCCTTCACAACACGAAGAGGGGCGGTCGAAGTAGGTGCGGTCCATTGGACAAGATCGCCCTCGGTGAGAGCGACACCAGCCTCAGCCTGAACAACAACCTGCGAATACTGGATGACAATGCCAGCAGTATTCTTGCCGGTCGTCCAATCGGTGGCCCCATTAAGGCCAGGGACCGTCCGAGAAGTCCGTGCATACGACGGGGGAATGACATCAACAGGCATTTAATGCTCCTATCAGGTGAACGTGGCCTTGACCTGAAGCTTCGGAGCGGTAACCAGAAGCTGGCCGGTCCAAAGAAGCTTCGCGGCAATTGCGGCCTGATTGAACGCCTGCTGGAACGGCTCCATACGGAAATCCGACAGGGGCGTAACGGCCAGCTTGATGAAGTCCTCGTTGAGGAAGTAAAGCCGGTTAGCCGGGCACTTCGGATCAATCAGGAAAGGCGTCCCGTTGAAAATGAAGTTGTTGAACCCGGCCGAAGCCATCTGAGCGTCCTTCTCGGAAACCGAGTAGAACGTCTGGTTGCCAGAAAGCAGCTTCCAGATGGTCGAATAGCCGACCTGCGTGGTGACCGCAATGGTCGGGAAACGACCACCAACAACACCAGCCATCTGCCAGTCGTTCAGGTTGTCGAGCGTGAGGGCTGCCGCACCGGGCGTCACACCATTCCACCAGCCGGTAGCACCCGAACGAGAAACGCCACCGTAGGTGCCGGTGGTGTTGATCGCCAGCTCAAGGCCATCAATCTCCTTGGGGTTGGTACCCGTGGAGTAAAGGCCCGTGCCGAGCAGCTCTCGCATCGTCATGGCAGCCTGCTGAACCTGCACCTCGACGCCGTTGGCAATCGAATCAGCCGAGTTCAGCTTCACCATCGTCAGGTTGGAGAAAGCAACAGGAACGTACTTCTCCTTCCAGTCCCAAGCGACAGTACGCAGAGTGTCCTGCGGCGTCATGTCGAGAACATCAAGGTCGCTGAAAGCGCCACCGGAAGTGAACTTGTTCACCATCACCGGCTGCTCAATCTGCGGCCCACCGTCTACAAATCGACGATTCGAGTTGTAGATACGGAAAAACAACGGGTTGCCATCGTAGGCAAGATCAATGATGTCCGTCATCAGGTGACGGTTCACGATCGCCGTGATGTGATCTGCTCCGATCGGAGTAGCCATCTATTTGCTCCTGTGTAACGGACGATTGTCCCTTGGGGGACAAATAAAAGTTACACCAAATTGAAGCAAGTCAAGGAACTCTGTATGGAATAGAAATTAAGGCTGCATTCCGAGAAGAGCTTCAATGTCACGAACCATCGCTGAACGACGCTCAGACTGGGGCAAACCAGCAGGTGTGGAAGTGGGAAGATTTGTTCCGCCCTGAGGGGCAAGACCGGCTGCAGCTTCCTTTCGAGAAGATGTCTGCTCTGCAACAAGTCGAGACTCAACTTCGTTGGAAACGGAACGATTCCGAAGATCCTCATTTGCGTAAAGTGCAGTCTCGAGAGTCTTCCGGAAACCCTCTTCCATGCCGTAAGCCTGAACCATCGAATTTGTGATGTTCAGCTCTCCGGCAGTAGCAACAAGAAGGTCGTAGTCCTCGTCGTCAAGGCCGTACTCTGCGAGGAAATTGTCGCGAACGTTCTCCTCGACCTGAGCAACTTCCTGCCGGGTTTCAGCATAAATGCGTTCACCCGTAATGCCTTCAAGGGCGGTCAGTTCACCCATCACCTCGTTCAAACGAGTTTCAAGTTCCTGCTCTCGCTGGATTCGCTCCTCGTACATCTCCCGCATGTACCGAGCCATTGTGGGATCAGAAGACTCAAGCTCTTCGATGTACGAAGGAATCGAGGGCTGACTAGAAGCTGGCTCGACATCAGCAACCTGCGATGCAGCGGCCACCTCTCCGGCCAAAGCACGGTTAATTTGGTCTGCCTGCTCGGGAGAAAGCGAAGAAGCCCATTGGACAAGATTGACAACATCATCTACCTGACTTGCAGGAATCTCATAGTCGCCAAGCTTGTAGTACGAAGGCGGCTCCTCAATTTCGGAATCCTCGTACTCGCCGACCTCATCCTCGTAAAGAAGGTCGTCGTCGTCATCCTGCTCTGACTCTTCAAGAAGACGAGATTCTTCGAGCATCTCATTGAGATCCTCGGCCATGTTTGCAACCCGATTCGGGTCTTCAAAACCTTCGAGGATGTCATCTTCGTAATCGCTCATCATTCCTCCTGATTGGACAACGCGTGAAGCGTATCAGAATCAGGCAGTCATGCGGCGCAACTCATCCGCAGCCGGAGCAGGCGGAAGAGGAGCAGAGCCACCACCGGGGCCACCAACTCCAAGGAGCTGGGCCAAACCGGGGGGCGCACCTCCCGGAGCCATCATCGGCGCTCCGGGAGGTGCAGCATTACCTGACGGTGCCGCCTGCATCATTGCGGCATCCGCTTGGGCACGCAAAGGAGCCTGAGCCTCATCAATAAGGGCCTGCTGCAGACCCATGAGAAACTCAGCGTTCGCATCAGGAAGAATCAGCATTGAAGCGACATCCTGAATGAGTCGCTGCAAACCTTCCTGATAAGTGTTTGTGCTCCTTACGGCCACGAGTTACGTCAGCCAGCAGACTGATCGTAGGCGGAGGGAATGACACCCTGCACCTTCTCGTCCCGACCGTGATGCTTGTTGCCGGTATGACCCAGCTTCACGATGGGCGCACCCTTTGCCTTCTTCACCTGAGACTCAGCCATCAGTCGTCATCCTTGTAGTCGTGGTTGACTGCTTCCTTGCGACCACCTGCAACAGGGTCACCCCCGTAAATTTCGGCAGTCGTGTCATAGTTGATCCCCGTTTCGCCAACGGTGCAGCAAATATGCGAAAGCTGCGGAGTGATGATCTTTGCAGAACGTCCCCGCGAATTTGCCTTGGCGAGCATTGGATCAACCATAGAATCCACCCTACATTACGGAGTAGCCCAAACGGGGGCAGTTCCGTCGAATTCAATGACCTGTCCTGTAGCCGGAGTTGGTGTACCTGCCGCAAGATCCCACCACAACGGCATGTAGCCGAGATTCCCTTCAAGCTCTTCAAGGGTCCAAAAATGCCCTGTAGCAGGGGGTGTTGGTGGAAGCTGGGTAGAGAAATCAACTGGAGTGATTTCAAATGTTGCACCCTGAGGAATCCGAACAGAAGTGATCGAAGCAAACGGAAATCCAATTTCGTCATTGGATGCAGCATTGATCGTGACCAAAGCTCCAGCGCCGCCAGTAGAAACAACGCTGAATCTCAAACTCTTATTGAACCGAGTGGAACAAGCAGGAAGAGAAACGGTGCACGCACCAGATGTGGCGATGAGGAGAACATCCTCAGTTGAGGCGGTGTAAGTAGAAGAAGTGACAATCTGGATTGCCCTACTTGGAGCCTTTGAGAACGACATCATTTTGAAATTGTATCATCCAAGTCCCATCCGCCCAGATGAGGCGGAATGAACATTCCGACTAGGAATAACTGTCGTGTATTCAAAGTCGAGAAAGTTGCTGGACCCGTAAATGTTTTCAACCCAAAAATCGCACAAACCCGGCTGTCCGGGCGGGGCCACAAACGTCAGCGTGTTGTCGTTAACAACCGTGAAGCTGACGGCGGAAAGCGCCCCGGTGATTACCACCTTGGTCGTTCCCGTCAAATTGTCGCCGTTCAACGTGATCTGCTCCCCGCCGTAAGCGGGAGTAAAGCCAATAACCGACTGTAGAACCCCGAACGAATCGGCTTCCGGAAACGGGGCAAGCACCTGAATGCTGTTGGTCGGCCCGGCAATCGGATCCATGTCAACCGGCTCGAAATTCGACAACGGCAACTTGTTGCCGAGCACAACCCCCAAATCTTGTGAACCAGTCGGCCACTTGGGGTCGTTGGGGACCGTGATCTTGGCGATGTTGAAATTGCGGTCATACACGATCATGCCGTACTTCTTCAAAGTACGAGCAAGCGCACGAAGCGGCTGATTCGTCGGAAATGCTGTCGCCTCGTTGAACGTCGACTTCAGGCGAAACACCTGACCAGCCTTGACGGCGCTGCCGTCAATCGTGCCATCAGACCGGCGAGCAGGCCACCTGTACCAGCCGGTCGGCTGGCCTGCGCTAATGCGCCCATAGTTGCGAAGCGAGATGCCAACCATGTGGCCGAGATCGCCAGTTTCTCCGCACTCAAGAAGATCGTCGTAGGTGAAAAAAAGCGGCCCAACAGGAATAGACGCAGCGTTTGCGCCTGCAGGCCCTCCGCCAGTAGAAGCGAGCGGCAAAGTGAAATTCGGGATCCCAGAATTTTCGTCGCCCCAAGAGTATTTGACGATTGCTTCGCAAGAAGCGTTAAGCCCGCTGTAGCCGATCGCTTCAACCAGCATCCGCTTTGACGGAATCCAAAGGGTTGCATGTCGATCACCAGAAATGCCAACCAGATAGCCACCACCAAAAAGGGGGTTGGCCCTAGTGGCGTCCTGCTGCCTCAAATCAGAGAAGTAAGGATGGGGGTTTGCCGTCGAACGGTCAGATCTGAGAATGTTCCAGTTGGTTTGAGTGACTGATAGTGCACCCGGATTAGGCCAAACATCAGAAAAGTAGCTGGCAGCAGCAGCACCGGAAACATAACTGTTGTTCCAGTTGTCCTGCCCAAACGGCGTCATCGTCGCATAAGGAGCGCCTTCACCGGGTCTGGTGTTGTCAGAAATCAAAGAAGCCATGATATTGACAGCATTCGCGTCAACATTCAGGCCATCTACACGCTGACGGTAAAAACTCCCATACCAAAAGCCAGGCATCCCATTAGAAGGATGATACGGCCGAAATGGAGGAGGGGTTTCAAACTTTGGCATCAGTTCGATGCAAGCACATACACGGTATGAGTGCCAGAACTTGCAATTCCATAAATTGCGTCCTGAACCAAATCCACCGACAGGGACTCACCAGGCGAAAGAGCAAAACCAATGTTTGGTCCCGTGTTATTTACATCAGATCCACCGAGATAAATAACTGCAGATCCACCAGAAGGATGCTTGATGAGCACACTTGTCGGCTGGTCAACGTGCCCAGCCTTCTCCTTCGAACTTGCAGCAGGAGGCCAAATGCGAACAACAGAAGCATTAATTGAAATCGACTGACCCTTCATCACAGACCTCGAACTCGTGGAAGCTTGTAAACCGAGAAGTTGCTCCAGATGGAAACTGCGGAGAAAGAAGAAATCGTGATGTGTCGCTGATTCGGAGCTGCAGCAAACGCAATCTGAGAATCGGACCAACCCAACGGAATCCAAGTGTTTTCACCCGGAAGTGAGTAGTAGTAGTAGAAAACGTCGGTGATCGAGTAGTCGCGTCGCCTGTCAACAAGCACGGCAAGAGTGATGTCGGCAGAATCCATATCAAGGTTCTTGCCAATCAGCACATTCTGAATTGGCGTATTCCGGTAACGATGCTCAACAAAACCCTGATATTCGGTCGGACCACCCGATGAACTTGGCGGCAATCCGAACACAACGCCGTTTCCGCCAGTCGCATCCAGAGGGGCAACCGCACCACGACAGGAAACACCAAAGTTCATCAAAGCCAGAGGGGCTCCTCCACCAAGAAGTCGAGCGTCAATCTTTCCTGTAGCGGTGTAAAGCAGGCAGGAATCATCGTCTGACCCTGTCGGATGAACGGTCGTCGGCGCTGTGGTCGGCATAGGAACCGCAATGCCCTTTGTGTCCGAGGCGTAAGTGGGGCTTGGTTCGATCTTCATTCCATCGTTCGTGAATGTGATCGTGCCGCCAGCAGCACCGAAATCAACCCATGTCCCGCCAAAGAACGACGGCAAGGTTGCCAGCGACTTGTTGGCAAAATCAAGATCGTAAATTCGGCGCGACTCAAGAGCTGCAGAACCCGGACTGGGCATAATGTTTGTATTCTGCGAGCGCCATCCATCAGCCCAAGCTGATGCACACAGACGAACGTCAACGGTCGCGGTTTCGTTGCCGGGCTGACCGAACTGACCAACATGCCAACGGGCCTTAAATCCATCCTCAAAAAAGAACGGATCGTTCTGAAGGAAACGGTAGTGCATCACACCACCAAAACCGTTGTGTGAACCGGCAGGCCAAGCAGTCGGCTTAGCAGCGGGGATCCCAGTCAGAATCGTGTGAGTGTGATTGGTTGTGCCGCTTCCACCAGAGCTGACAGAGTCAGTCGTGTAAGTGACACCGCGAATCAGAACTGTATGGGTGTGTGCGCCAGACGCAGCAGAAGGCGTAGATGAGGTGATTGCGTCACCAGTAACCGGATCCACAAAATTGTGTGTGTGGGTTGCGCCGGGGGTGTTGAAACTAACCGATGGCGCAAAGTAGTCACTCAACTCGTAGCGTGCCGTACCAAAAGCAGAGTTCGACCAGTCCTCCATCCCGGTGCTTCGCACATCAGGGAGAGGATTGTCGGCACGAGAGAAAAGCGCGATATCGCCCTCTTGAGCAGCAACAGCACCCGAAACAACCCTAAAGCGGGCAGAAACGGATTCAATCTGGCCCTTAACAGGGGTCACAACTGGGACATTGGACTGCTTGAAAAATGCAAGCGATGGAATTCCGGCATCAATAAGGGCGTACTGCGGGGCCGCATCAGCCGCATTGATGGCCATCGTCCAACTCTTCTTCGAGCCAGAGTATTCGTCCTTGAGACGAAAACCACCGACCTGCGCCCAAATCCCGTAACTGTCAGGATTTACGCTTTCGATTTCAACTCTGCAGTAGTAGCGGTAAGGGGCGAAAAGGTATCGGTAGGCCCCGAAGCCGTCATAGTTGATTACGTCGTTGCCCTCAATCTTTGAAACACCAACACGAGGAGTTTCAAAAGCTCGGGCACCACCCATAAAAGTGAACAGCTCAAACGCGTCCACCGAAAAAGCTGGAGTCGTCTTGTCGTCAAAGTAGAAGTGGTACTGGAAGCCGCTGTCAGTAGCAAGGAAACTCTGGAACACCTCGTTCAAACCGGCTCCACCAAGGGCGTTCCAGATGTAGTTCAGGACTCCGGGAAGACCCTCTGCGTCCTCAAAAAGGATGGTTCGACTGTTCGTCGGCTGAGGGGAAGCCGAAGTCCCAACAGTCACACCAACTTCAGTACGCCCGTACAGCGACCCAACAATGTTTGGGTGACGAGACGGAAATGTTGGGTCAAGAACAACGTCCTCATCGCTGTACGAAGTCGTCGTGTTCGTAGCTGAAGTCGTATCAGACTTGTTGTACGAAATCTGCGGCTGAACTGACATGCTCTATCTCCGGGCTGCTGCTCGTTGAGTTGGTGGCATACCGAGAGTACCAGCCATCTGTTGCTGAGACTGGACTCTGTCGGAAATGTCTTTCCAGTTTGGAACCCCTGTCAACTGCAACAACGCAGCCGAATCAATTGCCCCCATCGCAAAGAAACGCTCATACATTGATGCGCGTGCCTCACGGCCAATCGCCCCAAAAGCACCAGCACGCACAGCAATGTTGAAGCGCAGAGGCTCAAGTCCATCCTTTGTGGGCGTGAAGAAATGCTGGTTACTGAGAGCGAGAGCGGTGGACTGGTCGTCGTTGCCGACACGGGACAGGATTCGCTGAGTGTCGTAGAACTCGGCCACCATTGAAGCGAGAAGGAATCCGGCTTCGCGCAGGAACCGCTCAAAGTTGCGAAGACGCTGGCGAATTCGCACAAATGCAGAGTCCTGAACCGTATTCATCAGCCCCTCAGAGGGTCGCCCCTGAGGCTGACTTCCGCGGACAATCGCCGACATGCCAGAAACCCGTTCCATTTCGGCGATAATCCGGTCGATAACTGTGATGTGAGACGGGGAGATCGGCGGCGGAACAAGCCAACGGACATCCGAATTCGGGTCCTGCGCATCAAAAACTTCGCCGGGACGGTTCGTAAGTGTCTGACGGTCACCCTGACGCTTGATGAGGATCGGGTTGCCTGACAGCCACGCGTTGTGTTCAACAGCGGCAAACAGGCGGTTGATCGAAATCTGCATTGGGGCAAGCTGCTCGACTAGCGAATAGCCGTACAGCTCCCCCTCTTCAAGGGGGACATACCGAGAGTACGGATGACGACCGTGCCCGAAGATGTCTGTGGCCGACTTGTCCATGAGGATCTGGTCGCCACAGAAGATCAAGCAGCGCCACTCGTCCTTGTATTCAGAACGGTTCGGCGTCTTCGGCGTCGGATCAGGGATCTCTGGTTCGCCGAGATCAGACTTTTCGATTGTGCGGTACCAGAGTTCAACAAGTGTCACCGAGTCGTCGATAACTGTGGCGTTGACCTTGCTGCCCCCACCGAACGAGGTGACGTTCGTTCCGCCACCCGGCTTAGGCAGAGATCCGGGGTTGGGTCGAATCGTGTTACGTCCGTAGCCACCCTGAGAGTCAAGCTGCGTCGGAGCTTCGGGGGCGTCCATGAGTCGGAAGTTGGTGTTCGACAAGTCAGCCTTCGGGAAGCGACGCTTCAGCTCGTCCTTGCTGATCGACTTTGTCTCGAAGATGTACGAAATGTCTTTCCATGAACGAGCGTCGGGATCCAGATAAACGCAGAAAGGGTCGACTCGACGCAGGTAAACATCACCGAGGCCACCGCTTGACGGGGCATCCCACACGGCCTTGCCGTAGCCGATGCCGTACACCTCGCCATCCCAAAGAATTTGGGACACCTCCATGTCGTAATCGAGGGTTTCCCAGTTTGTGTTGAGAATCCACTCAAGATCAGCGGCAAGGTCGTCATACATGGCCGCATACGGAGAGAACGGCGGCACATTCGGCGCAATCTTGAACTGTGGGGTCATATCCGTTTCCCACGCCACAATCGACGCGAGAATTGGATAGATCTCAGGAATTTCGGTTCGAGGATGCCCGGCAGGACGCCCAGCCCCCCAAGTGCGGTTGTGGACAATGTGATAGTTCGTCGTCCATTTGCCAACCAGCGTGCGGCGCTTGTCCTTGGCATGGTTGAACATGGTCAATGCGTCAGAAACGATTGACGGAGACTTCGGGTTGAGCGCCACGGTTCTATGTTAGGGGTGTCTGGTCGGGGTCACGAGGATCAAACGGTTGGAAATCCGACTCGAAACCTGTGCGATTGTAGGCGTCCTCATTCATTCGCTTCACCGAATCCTTGTAGGAACGCTCAGATGAATGATAGCCGCTGCCAGTTGACATGATCTCAATCGGCACTCGACCCGCAGAAAACGAGTAACGCTTCGCCATCCTCGACTTGCAGGTTTCGCAATCTGGATGATCTGGCGAATCTTCGCGAATCGAGACAATGACGATCTTTTCGTCACCGCACAACTTGCAAATAAAGTGGTGTTTAGGCACTTTCTTCTCCCGGATAGGCGTATGCGTCATCTGGACGCTTGTTGTTGAGGCGATCGAGCAGAGCTGGCATTGATGTCGTCGTGTCTGGTGGGGGGCCTGACATCTTGTGGCCTGTGACAGCGATGGCTATCGACATGACTGTGTCGTCATGGCCATGCTTTTCATCTGCGGGACCGTAACCTCCTGTGTCCTGCGTGACGTAATCTCGCATCTCCATGTAGGTGTGGTGATCGTGGATCAGCAGTTCCTTAGAGATCACGTTCTGCAGTAGCCAGCCGATAGCAAGTTCCTTGTTGTGGGCCGTTGTCGACCATCCATAGGTGGGGACATTGGAATGGGTTGTGCGGTCGACCTTCTTGCGCCGGAAGATGTTCGGATAGTTCATGCCGATCAACTGGCCGACAGTCATGTGACCGGGGCCCTCGATTTCGGGTACGAGCAGCGCATTGTTGAAATAGGTGCCGATCTTGAACAACTCTTCGGCAAATGTGCCGGGAGAAGTTTTTCCGCGCCAAATCGCCACCTGCTCAAGTGTGTAACGGTTCAGAACCTGAGCACACGCGAAATCACCGCGAGTTGTGCGAGTTGGGTCGCCCCCCACCACATACGATCCGTCATGGGCGGGCTTCTTAAAGATCTTCATGGGTCCATGCGGATCCGGCTTGAAAGTGATGTTGTCGCCGTTCCTAAACAGGAAACCGTTGATCCCCGGCGTCCGTTCGTAGCATGACTTCAGCTTGTCCTGCGGGAAAACGTTCAGGCCAGATGCAATGAACGCCTCTTCGGATGTGGCCGGGTACTCCTGCATGAATTGGAGAACATTTGCGTTGCAAAGGTTCTTTACTGCCCATCGGCGCCAAATGACGCGCTCGCCGAACTCATCACGCAAACCCTCTGCATACATGAGCTTCTTCAACATCTCTTCGTCTTCGTCGAGATGTCCAAGTGGGTAGACCGGAAGATTCGCCCGCGTAGCGGTGTATTCAGGGTGCTTCCACCACGGGTAGAAAAGCGGCAGATACTCGTTCTCTCCCGCTTCCGCATCTTCCCACATGTGATGAAAGAAGTTGCCTGTCCCGTTCGCTGTCGACTCGAAACAGATGAAAGTGCCTCGACTTCTAGGGATTGTCTGCGAAAGACCATTCCAAACAGTTTCGGCTTCATCCCAAAAAGCCACCTCAGACGCATGAATGAAATGGTTTGTCGATGAACGCCCAACTCCGGCATCGCCCTTCTTGCCTGCCGTGGCAACCTTGATCGACGAGCCGTTCTCAATCCACTCCATGTCGTTCCGCGTGTCGTGACGCAAAGAGTAGTAATCGGACCAAGGCGAATACTGGTGAAATCGCTTGGTCATCTTGAGAAGGTTTCGGGCGGCGTCAACCTCATGGGCGATAATCAGGGAACGGTAGTTCTCCATGATGAACGACATCGAATAGGCGACAGCTTCGGTGATTGTCGACATTCCAAGCTGACGGGCCTTCAAAATGATGACGCGGCAACTGCCAGTCGACTTGAACTGCTCCTCGATTTTGGCGAGATAATCCGCCTGCGCCCAGTTCGGTTCAAGGTGAACAAGGTTCACATTCTTGTCGAGAATGGTCAACTTGCTCACAAACGGGGTGAGATCCATCAGCTTTCCTCGCCCGGCTTCTCCTTGATTTCGAGGCGGGCAGCAGCAAACAAATCCTTCAACATTTCACGAGTTTCAGAGTCTCGTGCCGACTCCTCGCGGGCCTGAAGCTCCTTCATCAGCGCAGGGATCACAGAGCGCATCAAAGCAATCTTGTTCTGCGTGGTTCCCGCTTTCAGAATGTAATTGGCTTCAGACAGCAATTTCCTGAACAAGTCGTGGACTTGGTCATAAACTTCGTCTGGAGAATGGGGGTACGGGCGGGTGGGATCCGTGGGCTCACCCATGTCAATCACCCTCCTCATCGCGGGGGATTCCCGCCACGGTGAACAGCACCACAATGTCTCCGCCATCCACCATGTCGATGGCGGTGTGCTTGTCGTCGTCGTCCACGGTCAAGGTCACATCCACGCCGCCGCGCCCATTCCGCTTGTAGGTGAGGAACGTCCCGCGGAACTTTCCGCGTGGCTCCGTGAACTCAGCGGGATCAAACATCGTCGTCTCCGATGCCCAGCAAATTGTTGAACAGTTCGCCCTGCCCGATGATCTGCTGGTCGATCGGTTCGTCATTGTCGACCCTGTAAGCCCAGTCGTTGTCGACATAGGGGATTACGCCGTCCATCGGGTCGATCTGCGAGAAAACACGCTGCATTTCGGCGATTTCGACGGCCGGAGAGTCCAGATCTTGCGTTACACGCGCAAAATCCGGCTGCGGGGCGCCTTCAAACGTGACATCTCCGCTCCAAGTGACCTGAACAGGCGGAATCGGGCGCTCAAGCGCGTCACGCGCACGCATAACAAGCGTGTAAATCGCCCATACGAGCGCGCCCGTGAGCACATACAGGGGGATCGCATAGATCAGCACGAAACGCAGCGTATCAGAAACGAATGGGGACTGGCGTCTGTTGCGCCGGACGAAGGG